GAATTTACCGACTTCATTTCCCCAACAATCCCATCCGGCTGCTGCCTGTCTTGCAAATAATTCAATTTGTGGCACATCGCCCGTGAACTCTACAATCCTTTTTCTAACTTCATCCGGTTTTTTGCTGTGTTCTTCTCTCACTGTTTCCACTAACTGTGATACCGTATGATGTACGCTCTTTTTCGGTGGTTTCCCTTTTGTCGCAATCAAACACACTTCACTATTTGATTTAGTATAGAATCCTATTCCCTTGAACCAACTACCGTTTTTATTTCTCTTTACCCAACAAAACCCAATTGTTTTGTATTCAAACCCCCACGCTTTGATTGTTGCAAGAGCCTCTTGCAATTTCGGGAAAGTCGCCCACATGAATAATATGCAGTTCTTGTCTGCAATTCTTTCAACTGGTAATTCCTCAATATCCTTTTGTTTCATCGTTTCGTAATGTGCTTTTGCTGCCCCCTGCTTTTTTATTACACCACTGTTGATAAGACCATGGCGGGTCTGCATAGATTACATTGTATTTTTTGTTTGTGTTGTAAAGATTTACTTCCATTCTTTTTCCTCCTATTTGTCAGACACCTGCTGCAACAAGTGCCTTTTTCTTTGTTTTTGCTCCTGCTATGTACTGCCCCGCCG